GGCAACTAATTATTTGAACTATGACCCAGAAGACCGCCGCCATCGTCCATTACAACACCCCTGAGCTCACCCAAGCCACCATCCTCTCCCTGCGTAAGCACGGAGGGATGTCGTGGCGTGTGGTAGTCTTTGACAACTCCGACAAGCGTCCGTTCACAACCACGCTGGAGGGTGTTGAGATAATCGATAACACTAAGGGCCAGATCATTGACTTTGAGCAGGAACTGGCCAAGTACCCCAACCGTCAGAACCGATTCGCCAAGGTGTCCGGTTACGGAAGCGTCAAGCACATGCTATCGGTGCAATACCTCTGGTCAGTGCTACCTGACGGATTCGTGCTGATGGATTCCGACATACTGCTGACACGTGACATCAACTTTCTCTGGAACGAGGAGTTTGCCGCTTGTGGCAAGGTGCAATGGTTTGAACGCAGTGGAAGCAAGGAGAAAAACCGCCTCTGCCCTTTCTTATGTTACATGAACGTGCCAAAACTTACCGCGAATGGCGCACGTTATTTTGATCCCCAGCGTTCATGGTGGCTACTACCTGGTGACGTACCTGGTAACTGGTATGACACCGGTGCATCACTACTGGAGGACATTATCAAGACCAAGCCGGCACTGGTGGCACGTAACTACGATGACTTAGACAAATGCTTCGTTCATTACCGCTCCGCATCATGGCGGTTCACCAACCCAGACGAACATAACAAATGGCTGGAGAAGCACCGTTCCCTTTGGGAACCATCACCTCATATCCGTGGCGTTAAGGACGTAGCCATCTGCGCCTACGGTCGTCAGGAGAACCGGTATGCCCGCGAGTGGGTGGATCACTACCTGAAGCTGGGAGTCAAGAAAATTTACATCTATGACAACCACTTCAAGAACGAGGAAAAGTTCATTGATGTGCTGGAGGATTATGTAAAGCAGGGTATCGTTGAAATCATCGACATACATGACCGCGCCAATATGCAGTGCCGCGTCTATGAGGAGTGCTATCGTCGCCATCAGAACGAGTATGCTTGGATCGGATTCCTTGACTTTGACGAGTTTGTCCGCTACAAGGGCAACCAGAAGTTGCCGGACAAACTGGCCAAGTACACTGAAGGCGATGTGCTACTCATCAACTGGCGTATCATGACCGATAATGGTCTGGTGCATTATGATGACCGCCCGCTCAAGGTACGATTCACGGAGGCAATGCCAGTGGACCAGAATGTCAAGTATAACTTTCCCGAAGATGACACCATCAAGAGCTTCGTGCGCGGAGGTCTGGGTGAGATCAAGTTCGGCCAAAATCCACACATACCATCCGCTCCGGTGCTTGATTGCATCAATCCCAAGGGTGAGCATGTCAAGCAGTCGGCATTTGTCAAGTGCGACCATAGCGTCATGCGCATAGATCACTATTGGACAAAGACCGCCGAGGAGTGGGTGAAGGTCAAGTTATCACGTGGCTACCATGGTAACCCTGAACGCACCAAGAACATCATCCATGATCACGAACGCCGGTTCTTCCAGGTCAACGAGCGCACACCGGAAAAGGAGGCCATATTAGCAGAGTTGAAATTATGAAATCAGCACGATACACAGTACAGCCAGGCATTCATCATGCCGTTGCTCCTACTCCTGAGCAGGAGCAAGCTGTCATGTTTTACGGCCTTTCGGGAAATGTTTCTCGTGCCGTAAACCCTGAGACGGAAAGTCCACGAATAATTAGAAGATAACTGCAATGAGCAAGAAAATTCAGAGAGAAATTGACTTCCAGGCATGCAACCTACATGTCCGTGAAGCGGAGGGAGAAGAGAAAAGCCGCACTGTCGAGGGTCACGCCGTGATCTTTGGACAGCGCAGCGTCAATCTCACTCCCTGGTCATCATACCGTGAAGTGTATGAGATCATTGAGCGTGGCAGTATCACACCGGAGCTCATTAACAAGAGCGACGTTGTGCTGACTGCTTTCCATAACAACGAGATCATCCTGGGACGTTCAGTCAACGGGAAGGGCACCCTCTCACTCTCACTCGACGAGAAGGGTCTGTTCATACGCTGTACGCTGGCCGAGACCGCTACTGCCGATGAGCTGCTATCAGCCATCGAGCGTGGTGACATCACCGGCATGTCATTCGCCTTCATGTGCGATGAGGAGGACAGCGAGAACGGAGTCAGCTACGAGCGTATGAAGGAAGAGGACCACGACGGCAAGGAGGTATGGGTACGTCACGTGAAGCGTATCACTGCACTTTATGACGTGACCATCGCCGGCCACCCCGCCTATCCCCAGACCGACATCGCTCAGCGTGAGGTCGTCGATAAGGAACTGGATGCCAAGATCGGAGAGCCGGAAGCACTGAAGGCTCAGCGTGAGGCAGACCGTATCAAAGCCGAGAAGGAGAAGCAGGACATCGCCAAGGCCGCTGAGTGCCGCCGATCCCTGCGCCGTCACATGGCCGAAAACAGCGAGATATTCAATCATTAACAACCCCAAAATCATTAAACAATGGCAAAAGAAAAAATGACAAAAGCTGACATCCAGAAGCGTCACCATGAGATCATGGTCGAGCTGGATCAGATCGAGGAGCGTGCTTCCAAGGAGAACCGCGCCTTCACCGCCGAGGAGAACGCTCAGTATGACGCTCTCGTCCGCGAAGACAACCGTCTGCATCTGGACATCCAGGGCATGCTTGATGAGCGTGAGCTGGCTAAGTTCAACGAGCAGAAGTCCAAGAACACCTTGCTCCGTGAGGTGCTTCAGAAGTGTGTAAAGGAGCGTGAGAATGCCACCACCATCCTTCAGAATGCCGTCACCACTGGTGATGACAAGAACATGACCGCCAACATCGAGACTTCCGGTGCTGTACCTCTGACCATCCATGAGCTTATCGACACTAAGGTTGAGGGCCTTGAGCTCCCCGCCGACCTTCGTATGCTCACCGGTGTGGTAGGTAACGAGATTTGGCCTTACAGCATCGATGACGTTGAGTTCACCGTTGCCGGTGAGGTTGAGAAGATCGACGAGCACGCACTTAACTTCGCCAAGCTGAGTGCCAATCCTGAGCGTGTCGCCGCCAGCATCGCTGTCAGCAACCGCGCCATCGACAACGCCGCATTTGATCTGCTGGGCTTTGTAACTTACAAGTTCCAGAAGGGTATCGCCAAGTTCAAGGCTTTGCACGTGTACTCACACGCCGCTTTCGACAACGCCCTGAAGTCACCGTTTGCTTTGGTTGACGTTGAGGAGATTGTTCTTGACGAAAACATCGGAAAGAACCTGGCCAAGAAGGTCGCTGAGATGTATGACCTCGGCTTCGAGGGTGTACCTTACCTGACCATGGATAAGGTCATCGAGACCGAGCTGCGTTTCACCAAGGCCATCCCTGGTCAGAACGGCGACCGTACCGTCATCATGGACGGCAAGTGCGTAGGTTATCCTTACACCGTGTCCAAGTACATCAACACTACTCTGGACAGCGAAGGAAAACCCGTTCAGGATTCAGACCGTTACATCGGCATCGGTCATTACGGCTACCTTTCACTGGAGCAGCATGGTGAGGTTCGCTTCACTGTTGACGCCACCAGTGCCGAGGTTGCAAAGCGCAACACCACTGTGCTCACCCTAAACACAGAGTTCTCACTCACCGAGCTGTCAAGCAAGGTCAACGGCGGCACCGGCAAGCCCCAGGCATTCAAGCTGCTCAAGGTCGTTGAGGCTGCTCCCACAACTCTCTGACCCTCTCACTGCTACTCACATCTGGGATCATAGTTCCAGGCACCGGCGAGGAGTCAGAGGCAACAGCCTGACCGCCGGTGCTCCCAGATGGGGAGCGGCAAACGTAACAAAGTATTAACCGCTTGCAGACGACAGATGAGTCTTATAACCGATAAGGTCTTTTACAATGCTCTGATGAGCAACCAGTCACTGGTGCTGAAGGTCGGTTCCCGAATTGAGAACACCAGCATACCCGTGCCGGATGACCAGCTTGATAATGAGCCGGTGCCGTATATCGTCATCACCTTTGATGGTATGGCAAATGACGAAAGCACTAAAGACAGCTCATTTGAGGGCGACAACGACAAGGTGCAGATCAGCATTGAGGTGACAGCCAATGACCGCGAGGAACTTGGTGACCTCATGACAGAGATACGCAGAACCATTATCAGTTATTTTGAAAGCGACGACCACGAAAAGGATGACTATGACCTGATCCCTGAAGATTATGATCTCAGTGCCAGCAACATAGTCTATGACCCCACCAAGCCGTGCTTCACTCAGACTCTGACCTATCGCTGCGACACAACACCGTAATATACTGCTATGTCAACAATCAAAGGCCAAAATCTTCGTATAATGGTGGCCGGTAAGTGCATCGCAATGGCAACCAGTTGCCAACTGCACATATCAGCCCAGATGGAAGACAGCTCGACCAAGGATGATGCAAACAACTGGCAGAGTCAGGAGGTTGTCGGTCTGTCATGGGATGTTCAGACTGATTCTCTGATTACGCTGGTTGACAACGGCTCCAATGGCGAACTGCCCACCGATCTGCTGTCACTTATCATCTCTCAGACCAAGGTGACCCTCACCTTCGACCAGACCGCCGGCACCAACAACCGCGTCGGTCAGAACGCAGCCATCAAGCGCACCGGCCAGGCATACCTGACCGACTACAACCTGGTGGCTCAGAACCGGACAGCAGCCAAGCTGACTTGCCAGTTCCAGGGCGATGGTCCGCTGAGTGCAGCGTAAGGACACACCAACCAATCCGAAGCCCCGAACCCAACGGTCTGGGGCTTCTTTTACCAAAAAACTATGAACTATGATCGCAGAAAGAACAATCAACATTTGCGGCAAGGACGTAAAGATGCGTTACTGCGCCGCCACTGAGACTGGTTACGAAACCATGTCAGGAAGATCGGCAACTATCTTCATGCCGACCACCACAAAAGATGACAAAGGTAATATCATCAATATCGAGGTCACAGCCGAAACCGAGGATTATATCAAGCTCGCCTTGGCAGCCATTCTCGCTGCCTACACGTGCGACAAAAAAGACGCACCCATCACCTCCGAAGAGATAATGTACAACGCATCATCCAAAGATGTGATATTGCTCATCCGAACCGTCACCGAACTTCGCAACGAGTGGTATGACATACCACCCATTGTCAAACCCGACGAAAATCAGACCGACGAAAACCAGAACGAGGATAAGGATAACCCAAAAAACTGATGACCGCCCACGAGCGTTACCAGTTCCTCGTGGGTGAGATAGGCATCGACCGAGATAAGTATCTCTATGAACTGCCTTACTGGGAAATCCTACTTATTGCCCGTGGTTACAGTCACCGCAATCGTGAGATGTGGAGTGCGATACGCTGGGCAACCTTTTACATCATGAGTTGTTCCATGGCCAACCTCAAGGAAGCCGGCATCTATCGACCCACTGATTTGCTTCAGTTC